TAATTGAAAAACTGGATATTGTATAGACTGTCTATCAGAAAGAGAACATAATTTTAGAGTTACGGGTTTATGGAAAGAGTATGAAGATTATAGAATTTATACAAGAATGTTGATTGAAGGAAAAATAAAGTTAGATTCTTTAAAACAATCTCTTTCAGAAGTAAAGCAAGTTTATGAATATGTAAATGAAAACGGAACTACTGATAAATGGGAATTGCCTAAACCAGTAGAAGAAGTAAAAGCAGAAATTCAAGAAATTATTGATAATGGGTTACTTGAAATACAAGAAGTAGAAAAAAGAAGAAATGAGGCGTTTGAAATTATAAGGAAAAACAATTTAGAACATTATTTATAAAAAAAGGAAAATATTATGAAACAAAGATATACATCCTTATTGTTATTAGTATTAATATGTTTAGTTGGATACAATATTTTTAGAACTAAAGGTATTAAAACTGATATTGAAGGATATAATCACAAAATTGATAGTTTACAAACAGGAATAGATTCAGTTTACAGTTTAAATTCAAAAATTGATAATAAAATTGTATTTTTAAATTCTGAATTAAATAATATCGATAATGATATTACAAAAGTACAAACTAATATAAAAACAATAAAGGAAAAACAAAATGAAAAAGTTAATAATGTTAATCAGTTTACTTTTAGTGAGTTACTTGAGTTTTTCGCAAACCGCTACAACACCGATACCAGCGGATACGATAGTGCCACTAAAAGTTCCAATCGCTAAATTAGTTATTAAAGACTTAATTAAAGGCGATGGTGCTGTACAAGAATTAATAGAAACACAAAAAATATTAAAACTTACTGAAGATAAAATTGTAATTAAAGATACAATTATATCTAATCTTAATTCAAAAATTTCCAATCTTAATTTTATTATTGGAGAAAAAGATAAACAATTTGGTTTAGAAAGACAAAAATCAACCGAACTTTACAAAGAATTAAAAAAACAAAGAAGAACTACATTTTTATACAAAGTAGGGACATTTTTCGGTATAGTAGCTACAGGTGTGTTATTGGTAAATTAATAAATGAATGGCATCTTTAAAAGATATAATAAAATTAGAATATCAAAAATGTGCATCGGATCCAGTACATTTTTTGAAAAAATACTGTACAATTCAACATCCAGTAAGAGGTAAAATTCCATTCCATTTATATCCATTTCAAGAAAAAACACTAAATGAATTTGCAGGACATAGATATAATATTGTTTTAAAATCTAGACAAACAGGTATTTCAACACTTGTAGCTGGATTTGCACTTTGGAAAATGTTATTTAACCAAGATTTTAATGTATTGGTAATTGCAACAAAACAAGAAGTTGCTAAGAACCTTGTTACAAAAGTAAGAATAATGAATCAATATCTTCCTTCTTGGTTGAAACAAAATACAATAGAAGATAACAAACTTTCTCTTCGATATTCAAATGGTTCACAAATTAAAGCAACTTCATCATCTGGAGATGCTGGACGTTCTGAAGCCTTATCACTTTTGGTATTTGATGAGGCAGCATTTATAGATAATATTGAAGAAATATGGTTATCTGCTCAATCTACATTATCAACGGGTGGTAATTCTATTATATTATCTACACCAAATGGTGTTGGTAACTTTTTTCATCGTGCATGGGTGGGAGCAGAAGAAGAAACAAACGATTTTAATACAATTCGTTTACATTGGACAGTTCATCCTGAAAGAGACCAAAAGTGGAGAGATGAACAAGAAAGATTATTAGGACCGAAAGGTGCTGCACAAGAATGCGATTGTGATTTTATTTCTTCAGGTGATACGGTAATTGACCCGCAACTACTTATTTTTTACAAAGAAACTTTTTGTCAAGAACCAGTTGAGAAAACAGGTGTTGACCATAATTTATGGAGATGGGAATTTCCAAATTACAATAATGGTTACATGGTAGTAGCGGATGTTGCTAGGGGTGATGGGGCCGATTATTCCGCTGCTCATGTTTTTGATGTAGAGACTGCAACTCAAGTCGCAGAATATAAAGGTAAGATGGATACCAAAGATTTTGGTAATTTTCTTGTAGCACTTTCTACTGAATACAATGAAGCACTTTTAGTTGTAGAAAATGCAAATATTGGTTGGGCGGTAATTCAACAGGTAATTAATAGGGGATATAGAAATCTTTTCTATATGAGTAAAGATTTAAAATATGTAGATGTAGAACATCAACTTCATAACAAATATAGATCAGAGGAAAGAGGTATGGTAGCTGGGTTTTCAACTACAATAAAAACCCGTCCATTAATTATTTCAAAATTAGAACAGTATATTAGAGAAAAAGAGGTTACAATTCGTTCTACTAGATTAATAGATGAATTATTTACATTTATATGGTCAGGAAATAGAGCAGAGGCTATGAAGGGTTACAATGATGACCTTACGATGGCATTAGGAATAGCACTTTGGGTTAGGGATACCGCTCTTCGATTAAGACAAGAAGGTATTGATTTAACCAAACGTGCTTTGGGTGGAATTTCACAACAAACTTATCAATTAGATGGTTTTGGAGGAAATTCTTTAAATGATACAAACCCTTGGCAAATGCAAGTTGGTAATAGTTCTGAAGATTTGACATGGTTGATTAAATAGTTTTATATATTTATATTGTGTAGGAGTATTTACTATGATAAAATTAAAGAAAATATTGAATGAAACTGATGATTTGAAAAGATATTCAAGTGGATATGTTGATGATTATCCATTTGACCAACCAGAACATAATTTTTTAGATTATGATGAATTGGATGTAGAAGATGAAGATGAAGAAGATTTTCTAAATTTCTTAAAATCTTATACTTCCGAATTACAGGAAGCCAATTGTGGTTGTGTTTATGAAGCTGAATATCAAGGTAGAGAGGTGAAGTTGGGTAAACCAATGGCAGGTGATGTAAAGAAATTTAAGGTTTATGTAAAAAACCCTCAAACTGGTAAAGTTATTAAAGTAAACTTTGGCCAGAAAGGTGTAAAAATTAAAAAGAACAATCCTGGTAGAAGAGCAAACTTTAGAGCTAGACACAATTGTGATAATCCAGGTCCAAGAACAAAAGCACGTTATTGGTCTTGTAGAAAGTGGTAATTAAAATTTAAATTATGGCAGATACTTCATTTTTTGGTAGATTATCCAAACTCTTCCAGTCAAAAGCAGTTGTTACTGTTGATGTGAGTGGAAAAAGAAAGGTTTTTGATGTTGATGAAAGGCAACAAACAAATCTTTCTTCATTAAGAGATAGATATACCAAATTACAAAAATCTTATTTTGAACAAGCGGGTGGTGCCATTTCGATGGCATATCAACAAGTTCGAAGAGAAGTTTTTAGAGATTATGATGCAATGGATCAAGACCCAATTATTGCATCTGCATTAGATATTTACGCTGATGAATCTACACTTAAAAACGAATTTGGAGATATTCTAACAATTCGTTCTGATAATCCAAAAGTACAAGAAATTTTAGAAAATCTTTTTTACGATATTTTAAATATTGATTTTGCACTTTGGCCGTGGGTTAGAAATATGTGTAAATACGGTGATTTCTTTTTGGGATTAGAAGTTGCTGAAGGTAAAGGTATTGTAAACGTAACCCCACATTCGGTATATAATACCGAAAGATTGGAATTAACTGACCCTACAAATCCAAATGTTGTAAAGTTTAAAATAAATGAGGATCCTAACGGAAAACAAGAATATGAAAATTTTGAGATAGCTCACTTCCGTCTTTTATCGGATACAAACTGGTTACCGTATGGTAAATCAATGGTTGAAAATGGTAGAAGATTGTGGAAACAATTATCTCTTATGGAAGATGCGATGTTAATCCATCGTATTATGAGAGCACCTGAAAAAAGAGTGTTTAAAATTGATATAGGTAATATCCCACCACAAGAAGTGGATAACTATATGCAAAGAATTATCAACAAAATGAAAAAAGTTCCGTTTGTTGATAAAAATACAGGTGATTATAACCTTAAATACAATATGCAAAATCTTACTGAAGATTTCTTCTTGCCAGTAAGGGGTGGTGATAGTGGTACTTCAATTGATAATATTGGAGGATTAGAATACACAGCTACTGAAGATATTGATTATTTAAAAAACAAATTATTTGCTGCATTAAAAATCCCAAAGGCATATTTGGGATATGATGAAAACGTGAGTGGTAAGGCTACTTTAGCCGCAGAAGATGTTCGTTTTGCAAGAACAATAGAAAGAATTCAAAGAACAATAATTTCAGAATTATCAAAAATTGCAATCGTACACCTTTATTCACAAGGTATTCAGGATTCTGAAATGACAAATTTTGAATTACAATTAGTAAATCCATCAACTATATACGAACAAGAAAAAATAAATCTTTGGACAGAAAAAGTAAGATTGGCTAGTGATATTTCAAGCTTACAAATGTTATCTAAAGATTGGGTTTACGAAAATATATTTAAAATACCAGAAGGTGAACAAAAACTTGAAAGATCTAAAATTATCAATGATTTAAAAGATAAATTCAGACATAACTCAATAGAGCAACAAGGTAATGATCCTGCGGTTCAACCAAAACCTACTGATGTTGAAGAATCTCTTAACAATCTTAAATTTGAATTAGAATCAAAAGATAAGGGTGGAAGACCTAAAGAGGGTAATACTTATGGGAAGGATAAACACCCATATGGTAGAGACCCATTGGGTGATAAAGAGAATTCAAAGGCATTAAAACATAGAACTTCAGAGCAAAAAGCATTAAAATACATAAATGGTATATCTTCAAAACGTAAATTTTTACACGAAACTAAAGGTATGTTAGATGAGTCTAATATAATAGACGATAAGTAAAATTAAACAATCACAAAAATATTTATATTTATAATAGAGTTTTTGAGTATATCAAAATAAGGATTTGAATAAAAATGAAAAAAATAAAACATTCAAAATTTAAAAATACGGGTTTTCTTTTTGAATTATTGACCCGTCAAATAACATTAGAAATATTAAATAATTCGCCAGAAAAGGCTAAAAAAATAGTATCTGAATTTTTTGGTGTCAAAACCGAATTATCTAAAGAATTACGATTATTTAATTTATTAATTAATGAAAAATATAATACTGAATCTAAAGCAGAAAAATTTATTGATGCAATATTAGAAGCAAGAACAAAATTAGATGAGCAAAAATTAATAAAAGAAAAATATAATTTAATTAAATCTATTAAAGAAAATTTTGATATAGATTCATTCCTTGCATCACCCGTCACTAATTACAGAGTATTAGCCTCAATTCATAAACTATTTGAAGCTAAAAAATCAGATATTTTAGATGTAAAAGATATTTTTGATTCTAAAATTACAATAGTTGAACATATCTCAACTTCAACTCCTAAATTAAAACAAAAAGAAGATAGACTTGTTGAAGATTATAAAAAACAAGAAAAAGACCTTCGTTTATTAACTTACAAAATACTTGTTGAAACTTTTAATAAAAAATATTCAAATTTAAATAATTCTCAAAAAAATCTATTAAGAGAATATATTAATAATATTACTAATACTTCAAAGTTTGGTGAATATTATAATTTAGAACTTAAAAATGTTGTAACCGAACTCCACTCAATTTATACCAAAATAAATGATAAGGTTACTAAAATTAAATTAAAAGAAACTATAAATGTTTTAAAAACACAAAAAATAGGTAAAAAAATTACCGATGAACAAGTATCTTCATTAATGATGGCTTTTGAATTAATTAAGGAAATCGAAAATGTTAAAAAACGAATCTCTTAAAAACTTTATTGAAGAATTAATTGACGAAGTTCAAAAAGAACTTGATGAAGCCAATGTTACTGGTAACATAGATGGTTATCAAACTCCTTTTGCTTTTTCTGGCAAAAATAGTAAAGAAAGAAGAAAGAAAACTGCAACTCAATTAGGATATTCAATTGTTGATAACGATGTTAAAAATATTGATGAATCCGAATTTCCAAGTAATAAAGTAATTAGTGAAGGAAAAGTAAAAAGACCAGTAAATCGTTGGTTAGAACTTAAAAATGACCAAACAAAACATCCACACAAAAAATTAGCTATGGGTTTAAAAGAACTTAAATATCAACTTATGGAAGTTGAAAAATTTTTTATGTGGTATAATAAAATTAAAAATATAAATGAATTAGATTCATCTGATTTTTGGAAACGAACAAATAGTCATATTTATAGAATAAAAGAGCGTTTAATTAATATCGCCAAAACTTTACAGGAGATTGAAAAATGAAAATAAGTAGAGAACATTTTAAAAATATTGTAAGAGAAGTTCTTGCTGAAGAAGCTGAATATCAAGAGTTCTTTAAAAAAGCTTTAGAAAAGGCGGGAAAATCTATTACACAAATGAGTGATGATGAGAAAAAAGCATTTTTCAACAAAATAGATTCTGCTTGGAATGGTAAGGGTGAAAAAAACGAAGATTTAGTTGGTAAACAACATAAATTGGATGTTGATAAGGATGGAGATATTGGTGCTGATGATTTGGCAGATTTAAGAGCTGGTAAAAAAGTAGATGAAAAAAATCAACTTAAAGAATATATTGGTTTAAGTCCTGAAGAGGTAAAAGCTTTGGAATGGATTGCAGCAACAATAGTAAGCGGAACAGGTGCAACACTTCTTTCTCAATATGGTAAAGATATAAAAGATATGGCAAAAAAAATTCTTTCTATTAAAAAGAAAAAAATAGCAGGAATATAGTTTGTTATTGAAAAGAGGTAAAAAAAAGTAAAGAATTAACATGAAATCATTATTAATAGAAACCAATCTTTTTGAAGGTAAAGTAAATGAAGACGAAAGTGGAAGAACTCTTGTTAAAGGTATTTTACAAAGAGGTGGTGCAGAAAACCAAAATGGTAGAGTGTACCCTATGGAGATTCTTAAAAGAGAGGCAAAAAAATACGAAACTCTTATCAAAGAAAGAAGAGCATTGGGTGAATTAGACCATCCAGATTCTTCTGTTATCAATTTAAAGAATGTTTCTCATAATGTAAAAGAAATTCATTGGGATGGTAATGATTTAATAGGTGTAGTAGAAATACTTCCAACTCCATCTGGTAATATATTAAAAGAATTACTTAAAGCAGGTATTCTTTTGGGTATATCTTCAAGAGGAATGGGTTCAGTAACACCAGTAGGTGAAGGTAAAGTTAAAGTTGGTGAAGATTTTGAATTAATTGGTTGGGATTTTGTTTCTAATCCATCTACACAAGGTGCATTTATGGTACCTGTAAATGAATCTGTAAATAAGAATAGTAAAGAACAAGTAATATGTGGTGAATATTGTAAGGCACAGGATTTAATGAGAGAAATTATAACCGAATTAACATAAAGTGATACAAAAATGAAATTAAAGAATTTACTTATAGAAGCAAAATATACTTACATTGGGTTTGGTAAATACAAAGAAAAGGGTAAGGAAAAAGATCCTAAAGCACAAACTTTTCAAAAAGATGATGCTGGTAAATTTGTACCTTTCAAATCAGATGATACAAAATCAAAAAAATCTTCATCAAAAGTAAATATATTTAATAAACCAACTACAAAGGGTGGACCTGGTAGTGGAAGAAAACCAAAAGAACAACCACAATCTACATCACATACACCAATAAATGTAGATAGTTCAGAAACTAGAACTATTCAAACTTATAGTAATGCAAGACCTCAAGCGATTACCGATTTTGTAAATAAGCATAAATTAGATGCTACTGCTTTAGGTAACTTCCTACAAAAAGGTTCTTTAAATGATAGAATGGATTTCATTACAGCATTAGTTGGTGAGCCTGGAAATAAATACGAAAAAAAATTAATTGATAAATTTGGAGAAAAGGGTGGTAAAACGGAAGAACCTAAATCTCAACAACCTGCTATCTATAACCAACGTAGAAAAGGTAATCCAAAAGTAAATAAAGAAGCTTACGCAGCGGCAGAGAAATTTGGAATCACTCCACAAAAGTTGGGTAATGAGGGGTATAAGAAAGCAATGTATCAGGCAGCGGTTGAGGCCCTTACTGATGCTAATTTCCACGATGAAGCT